TGCAGCAAATATAGCAGCTTTTGCTGGAATGACAGTTATATCCAGCGGTGGCGGCGGCGGTACTTACCAGGCTATAACTTCCAATGTTGGAACAGGTGGAACTGGTGCAGGAAGTGGAACTTTTAATGCCACAGCAGCAAGCAGTGCAGTTTCGTTTGGTTCAGGCGGCGGTGGAAGTGGACAACCTACTACAGGAACTTCAGGCGCAGGTGGAAATGGCTACCAAGGATTAGTTATTGTGAGGTACGCTGCGTGAAAAGTTACGCTCTATTGGATAACAACTTAGTTGTAAACATGTCGGTTGCCGCTGAAGATTGGCAACCAGCTTCAGAATGGGTAGATGTAACGGATAAAAAGTGCAATATCGGCGACACTTATGATGCAAGCGTTGATCAATTCATTGCACCGAAACCGTGGCCTTCGTGGGTTTTAGACGTTAACTACAACTGGGAAGCTCCAACTCCAATGCCAATAGACGGCGCACTTTATTCTTGGAATGAAGAAACACTAACTTGGGAGATCAACCAATGACACGTGCTAGAGACACAGCTGATACCCAAGACAACTCGGGCGGGGCGGTGGCACCGTTTGTGGCGGGTAAGAACTTCCAGATCAACGGTGGCTTTGACATTTGGCAAAGAGGCACCACATTGAACGCTGTCTCTCATTCAACTTACACTGCTGACCAATGGATTGCAGTGACCGATTCAATCGGAACGGTCAACATCACACAACAGAACATCGCAGCTCAGGGTCTAGGCGTTAACGATTGCATGCGTGTCGAAAAGAGCGCTGGTGCTTCGCAACGTGTGGTCATGGTTTCAGTACCTGAGGGTGCCTTAAGTTGTGTTGGCAAAACTGTAACTTTAAGTGGTTACTTGCGAAAAGGCTCAGCGTTAACGTCCAACGTTACGGTTGATATTGGCACAAGAGCTACAAGATATGGCACTCAGTATGACGGGATTGTGTCGTCAACCATAAGCAATGCATCTCTTAACTCATCTACATTCACCAAGTTCTCGTACTCCTTTAACGTCACAACTACAACATCTACAAACAGCGCAAACCTGTTCGAGTTAGAGATTCTTTATACTCAAGCTGGTGGTGCCAACGTGTATCTAGAGATTGCCGCTATACAGATTGAAGTTGGTTCTGCCGCAACGCCGTTTTCTCGCGCTGGCGGCACTTTGGCTGGTGAGCTGGCTGCCTGTCAGCGCTATTACTGGCGTTATACCGCAGCAACTGCAAGTGGAAATTATATGCCTTTTGGCATGGGTCACGCCGTAGATGCCAATAATGCGCGCTTTATGTTTCAATACCCCGTTTCCGTGCGCGCTACACCAACATTGACTTTTACAGCGGCATCAACTTTTCAAAAATCATACGGAACATCATTTACATCAATTGCAACTGCTGAAGTTGGCCGCAATTCTACTTCAGTTGATGTTGTAAAAACTGGAGAGTTTGCAGCCAATCAAGCCGTTTTGGTAAGTGCAGCAGGAAATCAAACAGCCTATATTGAAGTGAGTGCCGAAATATGACATACGAAGAATATACAACAAACGAAGGTAATTTATTTATTAAAAGAATAAATGATGACGGAACAGCTTCTTTTATTCCTATTGATGAAACCAACTCAGACTATCAGGAGTACTTAAATCGTGACAACCCAGACTGGGGCAAGTCACTTCTGTAAACAAGGTCGGGGGACCAATGAAGATCGCAGTTTACACAATCGCACTCAATGAACAAGCCTTTGTCGAACGCTGGCACAAAAGCGCAAAAGAGGCAGACTACCTGCTCATAGCGGACACTGGCTCTACAGATCTAACAATTAAATACGCCGAGAACCTTGGCATCAACGTCATCAAAATCGCCGTTGGGCCTTGGCGCTTTGATGATGCACGGAATGCAGCACTTGCGGCACTCCCGCTTGACGTTGATTACTGCATAGCACTTGACATGGACGAGGAGCTACAGCCTGGCTGGCGTCAAGAGCTGGAGTTATTAGACCAGCAAGTTACCCGCCCAAGATACAAATACACTTGGTCATGGAACCCAGATGGATCTCCTGGTCTGACTTACGGCGGAGACAAGATCCATTCTAGGAAAAACTATAGGTGGAAACACCCTGTACATGAAGTTTTAACTTGCACGACCAATGAAGTGCAAGCATGGACAAAGTTAGAGATACATCATTATCCAGATGAGACTAAATCTCGAGGTCAATACTTTGAGTTGCTTGCTCAATCTGTAAAAGAAGATCCAACAGATGATCGAAACTGTTTTTATAATGCAAGAGAATTGTTCTTTCATAACAAATGGACAGAAGCAATTAAAGAGTTTAAGCGTCATTTAAGTCTTCCTAAAGCTCAGTGGAAACCTGAGCGAGCAGCCTCAATGAGATATTTGGCTAAGATGGAAGAGTCAGAAAGAGAATCTTGGCTGCTTAAAGCAATTGCAGAATCTCCTAATAGCCGAGAACCTAGAGTTGATCTTGCTCAGTATTACTATTCAAAGAGTCTCTGGTTGGACTGTTATGCAAATGCTCATGCTGCGCTAAGAATTACGGAACAACCTTTAGAATATCTTGTAGAATCAGATGCGTGGGGATACTTGCCTCATGATCTAATTGCAATCGCATGCTACAATATGGACAAAGTAGAAGAAGCACTAGAGCACGGCAAGAAAGCTGTCGAACTAGCACCTTGGATTGATAGACTTAAAGAAAATTTAACTTTTTATAAAGAAGTACCCACGATGAAAGGCAACTAAATGAGTCTATCGAATAGACTGCGTAAATCAGGAGAAAAACGGACTAACAACCAATTTTTAGAACCGTTTCTACCTGGTCGTGCTTTGTATGCAACTCCAGCTGGAGTAGAAGTAAACTCTGATACAGCAATTCGTATGTCAACAGTTTATGCTTGTGTACGACTATTAGGTGACACTATTAGTTCTCTTCCATTATCTGCTTATGTCCGTCGTGGTCGTTCTAGAATAAATTATGCATCTGTGTATGGTGAATTACCTGCTTGGATTAACAAACCAAATCCAGACTCAACTCGTTTAGAGTTCTACGAGCAAGTAATCTCATCTCTAAACCTTCATGGTAATGCATTCATATTGACCGTACGTGACGACATGGGCGATGTTCAAGAACTTTACTGTATAAACCCACTGCAAGTTCGTATTCGCCGCCCAGATCCGATGGGCGAGATTGAGTATATAGTTACTCTTGCTCAAAACGCACAAGATCCAGTAAATCAGTTCTATGACAACGTACAACCTTTTGATCCGATGTCAGTAAAAACAATGGTTTTAACAAAGAATGAAATGCTACATATTCCCATGTTTAGATTACCTGGACAGTTACTTGGACTTGGTCCGATAGCAGCCGCTCGTATAACTTTAGGTTCTGCTATGGCCGCGGAAGTTTATGCAGCAAGTTACTTTGGAAATGCAGCAAATCCTGGTGGAGTTATTGAATCTCCAGGTGAAATGACTGAAGAACAGGCTGCTGACATTGCGCGAAATTGGAATATGTCACATACAGGACCTTACCGTGCTGGAAAACTTGGAATTCTAACTAGTGGAGCAACATTTAAGCCACTTACTCTTAATGCCGCTGATGCACAACTTCTAGAAGTACGTAGATTTGGTGTAGAAGAAATTGCTAGATTATTCCGTGTACCTGTATCTTTACTTGGTCACCCTGTTGCTGGAGCAATGTCATTTGCATCTGTCGAAGCTCAGAACTTGTCTTTTGTTCAACATTCTTTGCGTCCTTTACTTGAAAGACTAGAACAAGCACTTTCACCTTTACTTCCTGAATCAGATGGATTTATTAAGTTCAACCTAGATGCATTGCTACGTGGAACAACATTAGAACGTTATGATGCCTACACAAAAGGTTTACGAGAAGGTTTCCTAAGCCTAAACGATGTTCGTTATGTAGAAGATCTTGCACCTCTTGGAGAGTCTGGAGATCAATACAGAGTTCCACTGCAAAATATTGATGCAGCAGACGCAAAAGATGTTGGCTTAAACCTACGTGCCGACATTGCAGCC